CTGTGGTCGGTGGTGGCACGGCTACGACTGTCCCCATCACGATTGGCACCGCTGCTGCTGGCACTCAGTATCTTTCCGCTACGGACTGCATCTCTGGTGGCCGCGCCGCTCTGTCCTTCACCGCTGCTCAACTGACCGCAATGTCGGATGTCGGCACCAATCAGAGCGTGGTCGTTACCGTTGATCCCAACGGCACGATTGTTACCACCCAAGGCGTCTATCGCCTGACGGTGGTCTACGCTCAGAAAGTTTGAGGAGGCACATCATGGGCCAATTCAAACCGATGGTGAAGATGATGACCACCGAGCCTTCGGTGGAACTCAAGCTCAAGAAGGGCGGCGCTGTCAAGAAAGCTGACGGCGGCATGATGGGCACGGGCGCAATGCCTGCTGCCATGCCCGCTGGCCCCGCTCGTGGCGGCATGATGCCTACCCGCGCCCCGATGCGCCCGCCTCTGGCGGCTCGTCGTCGCGCTATGGCTATGCCTGGGAAGGCTATGCCTGCCGCTATGCCCGCTGGTGTCCCGGCTCCCGCCTCTCCGATGCCTGCCATGAAAAAAGGCGGCAAAGCTGAAGGCGGCGAGTCCAAAGCCACCCACAAGGCTGAGATGTCGAAGATGAAGGGTCTTGAAAAAGAACTGAAGTCTCACGAGTCCAAGCCTGCCAGCAAGGCCCACAAAGGTCTGAAGACTGGTGGAGTGGTAAAGGGCCAGGGCGGTTATGCGACCGGCGGCGTTGTCAACGGACAAGGCGGCTTTGCGACTGGCGGCGTGGCGAAGGCAAACGGCGGCGGCTACAAGAAAGGTGGCTCCGCAAAAAAAGCCTACGCTACGGGGGGGCTTGTTGATACAGGCAAGCCCGTAGCGATGCCCCAAGGCCGTAAAAAGCCCTCTGCTCCCGTAAGCATCAACCAACTGTCTGGCACCTTTAAAAAAGGCGGTCAGGTAAAGAAGGCTGAAGGCGGCGAAGTTCTTGAAGACCTCTCAAAAGGAGCGTATGACAAGAGCATTGGCCCGTCCGAAGAAGAAATGGACATGGCAAAAGCCATCCGTTCTGTTCCTCGGCGGCTGTTTCGCGGGGCAAAGAGCTTGCTAGGCATTAAGGATGAGGCTCCTACGCCTGAGCTTCCAAAGGGTTCTGTCACTGAAACTAAAAAATCTGTGACCGTGACCCCTGGAAGAAAATCTGGCGGCGCTGTCAAGTGCTAAACCGGACGGGGGCTTCGGCCCCCGTTTCTGATTAAGGATTGAGTATGAAGGTACAAACAGTATCTAAGACCGGAGTCGGCTCAAGCTCGGCACTGGTGATGAACACAAACATCAGCCCCTTTAATGTGGGTTTTGGTGTTGTTGTGTCTGGCACGGTTGATTACACGGTGCAGCACACTTTTGATGACCCCGCTGTTGGTTTTACAACTTGGTTCTCGCATCCTAGTGTGGCTGGTGAAACAACCAATCAGGACGGCAACTATGCGTTTCCGGTGACGGGCGTGAAAGTGCTTGTTAATAGCGGAACCGGAAGTGCAACTCTAAATCTTGTTCAGGCAGGTATCTGATGGGCAAGGTAGGCTACGGCGGGATTGCTGATCAGGCAAACACCAGCGATGGATTTGCTTCCGGTGTCGGAGCGCAGAACATCATTGGCGGCACCGACTTTGGCCTCGATGTTGGCGATGACGGGGTTGTGGATATGTATGGCGCAACGCCTACCACCACCTTCTACATTGCCGATGAGTCAGCGCCTGGATATGTGCTGCAAGAAGACGATAACAAAATTATTTTGGAGTCCTCATAATGGCCGATCAAAAAATCTCAGCAATGCCCTCGGCGGCAACGCTGACAGGCGCAGAGCTTGTTCCCCTTGTGCAGTCGGGCGCAAACGTCAAAGCGACTCTTGATACTTTGCGAGCCTATGACAGCGCGTATGGCGGCTTCAGCGATGGCACCGACCAAACCGGGAATGTGTCGTCTGGGACTATTGTTACGTTCAACACAACAGATGTTGCCGACGGCGTGACCCTGGTCAGCGGCAGTCAGATCACCGTCCCCAATACCGGGAAATACAGTCTCCAGTTCAGCATTCAATTCAAGAACACAACCAACGCGCAAGAAGACGCCACTGTGTGGCTGCGGGTCAATGGCGTTGATTTGGCGAACTCGTCCACTCAATATACGATCCCCGCTCGCAAGAGCGCCGGTATCTTTGGGTATGGTGTTGCGTCTCTGACGTTCTTGTTGAGCTTGAATGCAAACGACTATGTGCAAGTGTTGTGGGTTCCAACAAGCACATCTGTAACGATTGAGGCGCTGCCTGCAAGCCTGTCTCCGGCGTATCCGGCAATTCCTTCCGTGATTGCAACTATGGTTCAGGTGGCCTAAATGCCAGCAAAATCCAAAGCTCAATTTCGGCTGATGAAGGCTATTGAACACAACCCGAAGGTTGCGAAGAAGTTTGGGATGTCTTCTGAGAAGGCTGCGGAGTTCACTTCGTCCAACGAGGGCAAGAAGTCTTACAAAAAGCTGCCCGCCAAGATGTGCGGCGGCGGGAAAGCAGGGTGGTAATCATGGCAAAGCCGGGTCTGTACGCAAACATTCACGCCAAACAAGAGCGCATCAAGCACGGCTCTGGCGAAAAGATGAGGAAACCCGGCACTGAGGGCGCTCCGACGCCTGAAGCCTTCAAGCAGGCCGCAAAAACGGTCAAGATGGCGAAGGGCGGGGTGTCTCTTGCGGTCGGTCGAGGCGAGAAATTGCCCGTCAGCCAGGGCGCTGGGTTGACCGCCAAGGGCCGAGCGAAGTACAACCGGGAAACTGGGTCAAATTTGAAGGCTCCGCAGCCCCAAGGTGGCCCCCGTAGGGACTCTTTCTGCGCGAGAATGGAGCCTGTAGCACAGAAAAGCGAAAAGGGCAGTCGCGCCAGGGCTTCTATGAAGCGTTGGAACTGCCCAGGATGGTGAGGTAACACATGGCATACAGCGGAACAGTCGGAACAACGGTCGTCAATGTCCAGACGTTCATTGACCATGCCGCTCGCCGGTCGGGAAAACTGGCCGAAGAACTCACTTCTGAGCAGGTTGCGACCGCCCGCGAGCTTCTTTTCTTCCTGCTGAGCAATCTGATCAACCAGGGCATCCAATATTGGGCCATCGAGAAGAAGGTTTATGGCCTGAACGTCGATCAGTACGAGTATTCTCTGCCTCTGGGCGGCGTTGACGTTCTCAATGCGCTGTATCGGCAGATGCAAAGGCCCACGGGGACGTATTCTGCGTCCTCTGGCGTGGCTGCAAACGCTTTTGACAACGACACGGCCACAAAAGACGTTCAATCTTCGCCCAACGGCAACATTTCGGTCGATTTTGGCTCCGGCAACGACATTTATGCCGGTTCAATTGGCATTTTGCCGGGGACATCGGGCAGTTTTCACATTTTGCTGGAGACATCCGACGATGGCGTGACTTGGACGACCCTTGAGGACACTGGTGTGACCGTCTGGGTGGACAACCAATGGCTTTGGTACGACATTGATCCGGGCGCGAGCAAGCAGTTCTACCGGATGCGCGAGACGGGCGGCAATACGCTGTCTGTGCGTGAGTTTTATGTTGGCAACATGAGCCGCGAAATCACGATGTCGCGCCTGAACCGGGACGATTACACCAATCTGCCCAACAAGAACTTCACCGCGAACCAGCCGTATCAGTTCTGGTTCAACCGCACGATCCCCCAGGCCACGATCAACCTCTGGCCGACGCCCAACAACGCCTTCATCCAGATGGTGGTCTGGTATTCGCGTCAGGTGATGGATGTTGGCGATCTGACCAACGAATTGGAAATCCCGCAGCGGTGGTATCTGGCCGTCTTGGCGATGCTCTCGCATCAACTGGCGCTTGAGCTTCCCGGCGTTGACATCAATCGGGTGACCTACCTTGAGGGTCAGGCCGAGAAGTATTTCAACATGGCCGAGCAGGAAGAGCGCGACAAGTCGCCCATCTACTACGCCCCCAACATTAGCGTATACACGAGGTGACCCATGCCGCGATTCCTCGATACGCTAGGCTACTCCGACATCGCAATCGGTGTGTGCGACCGATGCAAGATGAAGCGCCCTCATGCAACCCTTGGCCCGGACACAAATTTTCCGGGTCTGATGGTGTGCGAAGAGGGATGCAAAGATGAAAAAGACCCCTATCGGTTGCCCGCAAGGAAGACCGAGAGGATTACGATTCGATTTCCAAGACCGGATGTGCCTCTGAACGATCTGGACGAGCCAGCCCCAGATTACGGGGGCTTGTACGGCCCCTGACCAACAGAGAGGCACAACATGGCCCAAATAGGCTATACCCCGATCCAGCTATATTATTCGACGACTGCTAGTGCTCAACCCTCTTCTGGGAACCTTGCAAACGGCGAACTGGCGCTGAACATCACAGACAAGAAGCTCTATGCCAAGGACAACCTCGGCAATGTGTTTCTGCTCGCCTCTCAGTCTGGCGCAACGGCCACTGTATCGAGCGTAGCTGTTTCTGGCGGCACAACGGGCCTGACAACATCCGGTGGCCCGATCACCACCAGCGGGACGATTACGCTGGCTGGCACCCTGGCGATTACAAACGGCGGCACGGGTGCCACTTCAGCCCCTGCGGCCAGGACAAGCCTGGGCCTGGGTTCGATTGCCACTCAAGACTCCAACAACGTCAGCATCACTGGCGGGGCGATTTCCAACGTCACGCTGACGGGCACAACGATCAATGGTTCGCTCAATACGCTGAGCAACATTGCGAATGCGTCCTTGACAAACAGCGCGATCACCATCGGCTCGACCCTGCTGTCTCTGGGTGGCACGATGACATCGCTGACGGGCGTCACGATCAGCGGCTCAACCAACACCCTGACAAACATTGCCAACGCATCGCTGACCAATAGCTCGGTCACGATTGGAACCACCGCAATTTCTTTGGGTGGCACCGCGACCTCTTTGGCTGGGCTGACAAGCGTGACGGTCACGCAAGACCCCACCTTGGGTCTTCAGTTGGCAACCAAGCAGTACGTTGACAATATCTCCGGCACGGGCATTCACATCCATACGCCGGTCAGAGTGGAGACGCCTTCGGCCCTGACGGCCACTTACGCCAACGGCGGCACGACCCCTACAGTCATCGCAATCACCGGCACAGACACGCTACAAACGTCCACAGCGCACGGTTTGAGCGTGGGCGATGTCATTGCCTTCGGAGCCAACGCAAACGGCCTTACGCCCGGTTTTGGCTACTTTGTGCAGTCCACCCCTGCGGCTGACACTATGACGCTTGCGGCGAGCTATGGCGGGGCCAAACTCACAGGATTTACAAACGGCACGGGCCTGACCATAACCAGCGCCGCAAATACAGGTGTGGGCGCAACTCTGACCAACGCAGGGACTCAAACCGCCTTGGTGATTGACGGGGTGACCCTGTTGGTCAATGACCGGGTTTTGGTCTACAACCAAGCCAGCGCCTTTCAAAACGGCGTCTACACCGTCACGAATGTCGGAAGCGGCTCAACCAATTGGGTGCTGACCCGAGCCTCAACTGAGAACGTCTACAACCCTAACAGCCCCAATGGTTTGGGAGAGGGCGATTATTTCTACGTCACATCGGGCCTAACAGGTGCGGGTCAATCGTATGTTTTGACGACAACCGGCACCATTGTTTTTGGCACCACAAACCTGACGTTCACCGAATTCAGCAGTTCCCAGGTCTATTCCGCAGGAACGGGCCTGACGCTCACGGGCACGACATTCAGCATCACCAACACCGCTGTATCGGCCGGTTCCTACGGTTCTGCCTCTTCTGTTCCTACGTTCACGGTGAACGCCCAGGGCCAACTGACCGCGGCCAGCAACACCAGCATCTCCATCAACGCAAACCAGATCACCTCTGGAACGGTTGATACAGCCCGTATCAGCGGCTCATATACGGGCATTACGGGCGTTGGAACGCTCACCGCTGGCACATGGAATGCCTCAGTCATCAGCCCGACCTATGGCGGCACGGGCGTCAACAACGGGGCGAACACCATTACCCTGAGCGGCAATGTCTCTTTTTCAGGGGTGTACAACCTGAGCGTGACTTTGACGGGCGCAACCTCGATCACCCTGCCGACTTCCGGCACCCTGGTCAATTCTGCCGTCACAACGCTGTCCAGCCTATCCTCGATTGGCACAGTCACAACCGGCACATGGAACGCCTCGGTCATTGGCCCTACCTACGGGGGAACCGGCGTAAATAACGGCTCCAGCACCCTTACGTTGGCCGGGAACGTGACTCATGCTGGGGCTTTCACGCAGACGTTCACGGCCACCGGCAACACCTCGGTGACGTTACCAACAACCGGAACCCTGGCGACCCTGGCAGGGGCTGAGACGCTGACCAACAAGCGCATCGATCCCAGGACATCGACAACAACGTCCACGGCAACCCTGACGCCTGATATTGCTTCGTTTGATCAGTACAACTTGACCGCTCAGGCCGTTTCGTTGGTAATTGCAGCGCCAATTGGAACACCTGTGGACGGAAACAGACTGACCATTAGAATTACAGATAATGGAACACCGCAGTCTATTTCTTGGAATGCCGCTTTCAGGGCTATAGCCCTTCCTCTCCCAACAACAACTGTTGCAAACAAGATTCTGTATATTGGTTGTATTTACAACTCCGACGATCTTGAATGGGACATTGTTGCCGTGTCTCAGGAGGTTTAAAAATGAAAATTGATTTTGAGTTTCAAACAAAGTTTGGCGTATATCGGGATGCCCTCTGGCTTTTTGAGGACAGGGTATACAGCCCAAAAGAAATCGAGGACATGAAACTTCAAAGGCTAAATAACTGGCTTGCCATCGTTGATCCACCGCCTGAAAATTCGGCTGAACAAGGAAGCTGAGCATGGCAAATCGCTATTGGGTTGGTGGAACTGGTACTTGGAACACCACCAGTACAACAAACTGGTCTGCCACTTCTGGCGGGGCCAGTGGCGCGTCTGTGCCTACGGTGGCCGATAGCGTTTTCTTTGATCAAGCAGGAACCTATACCGTAACCATGACGGGCGCGTTGGCCTGCTTGGATATTACAGTTTCTGCTGGAACGGTCACTTTTGCCACTGGCACAACCCCCACGCTTAATGTGCGTGGATCGGCTTCATTGATAGTGGGGACAGTGTGGAGTTCTACAGGGACAATAACTTTTAGCTCTACCACAACCGGAAGAACAATAGATTTTGGAAATTCTTCCCTCACCTGCAATTTTGTTTTTAATGGAATTGGGGGTGGATGGACTTTAAGTAGAAACCTCTCTACAACAGGAACCATTACCCTCACCAACGGAACCTTTAGCACAGGCAGCGGCCCGTCTTACAACCTAACAACAAGCCAAATCACAAGCTCTGGATCAGGCACGTTTACATTAAATTTAAACGCATCAACAATAACCATAACCAGCAGTATTCAGCCTTGGTATACGGTGTTGACCACGTTGACGTTGAATGCGGGAACATCTCAAATAACTTTTTCTGGGAATGGGGGCGACGTAACCACTGGGTCGGTTCAGACTTTCTACAATGTCTCTTTTACAGGAAGCACTAGCGCAGTCCCATCAACAATTGATAAAAATATTTTTAACAACTTAACATTTCCAAAACCTTTTAGTGGCTCAAATGTATATGAACTTGGAAGCCTAACCATAAATGGAACTCTTTCATTTTCCGCTGGAAATGGAAGAGTCATGTTGACCGGCCCTGGAAGGCTTGCATCAACATTAACAATAAATGCTGTTTCTGGTTTTTCTGATATCGATTTTAAAAATATTTATGTTATTGGCGCAGCCGCTCCGCTATCTGGCACAAGAATCGGAAATGCCGGAAACGTAAGGGGCGTCTCAACATCCACTCCAAAAACCGTCTATTGGAATTTGCCTGCTGGTGGTGACTGGTGTTCAACAACATCTCCGGGATGGGCGCTTTCCTCTGGCGGGGCTGTATCTAAAGACAATTTCCCTTTGCCACAAGATACGGCCATCATAGAAAATACTGGCTTAAATTCTGGAGCCACAATTACTCTTAATAGTTGGTCTACTGTTGAAGATTCATATATAGGCACTATTGATATGTCCACAAGGTCACTGCCCATGACTTTGGCCGGAAACACTGAAAATAGAGTTTACGGGGATTGGAAATTTTCTTCTTCTGTAACAAATTCATTTACCGGGGCCTTGTATTTTTCGGCAACACAAAAAGATCAATACATTACAAGCGCAGGGAAGTCTTTCTCTTCAAAAATTGTCATTGATATTTATGAAGGCAGTTTGAAGCCTCTTGATGCATTTAATCAAGCATCAATCAATGATTTTGAAATGAGAACCGGCACATTTGACACAAATGACATGACGGTCTCGATTAGTACCTTAACAACTTCTTCTACAACAACTTACGGCGGCTCTCCAATAGCTATTTTTTTGAGGTCTAGTCTTTTTACAGTCAAAAATAATGTCACGCTTGATTTCGCGCAAAATTTAACGATTGATGCTGGTACATCTACATTGATAAGTAGTGCTGGAAATGCATTTCTTAATCTTGGCGGCTTTACATACAACAACATTTCTTTCACATCCTCCGGAACTTCAAACACAACAACAATTTCTGGAAATAATACTTTTAAAGATTTTTCGTGTACTGCGCCGGCTTCTGCTGGCTATATGTTGTTTTCCTTTTCTGGAAATCAAACAATCACCGGCACTTTGACTTGCGCTGGAGCAACTGCTGTACGCCGCATTTTCTTGTTTTCTGACACGATTGGCACTCAGCGAACGCTGACGGTTAACAGTATTTCGGCAAATGATTGCGACTTCCGGGACATCAGTCTTGCCGGGGCGGCTTCTGGAGCGTCGCCCACTCGGGCAAGTGACTGCGGGGGGAATTCTGGCATCACATTTCCAGCGCCCAAGACGGTGTACTGGAACCTTGCTGGCGCTCAAAACTGGGGTGCTACGGGTTGGGCCACATCTTCAGGGGGATCACCAGCCGTAAACAATTTCCCGTTGGCCCAAGACACCGCCGTCTTTGACAACACAGGCAGTGTGACGGGCACGATTACGATTAACGTTTCATGGAATATTGGCACTTTTGATTCGTCAACACGCACTAGCGCAATGACGTTGACGGTAAGTGCGGCCCAAAATCCTTCGGTTTATGGTGACTGGAAGTTTGGCACAGGAGTTACGTTAACTAGTGCCACGGGCACAATTAACTTTTCCAAAAATGGCACCTCTACTATCACTAGCAATGGTGTTCAGTTTGGGTGCCCTGTAACGGTCAACCACCCTTCTGGCACGGTTCAGCTTGCTGATGCAATATCTTTAAACTCAGCAAGAACCCTGACCCTGACTGCGGGGACGTTTGATGCTGTCACTTATAACGTGACGACGGGGGTGTTTTCGTCTGCTTCGGGTGCTACCACTAAGATGGGCACCGGCACTTGGACATTATCTAGTACAGGTACGGTGTGGACAGGGGCAGGAACAAACATAGCCAGTACATCTACAATTGTTCTTTCTAGCACATCAACATCTCCAAGGGCTTTTAATGGCGGCGGTCTTTACTACAACAAACTGACCATTGGCGGCACGACTGGAACGTCAGAGCTGGTGATTAGTGGCGCAAATACGTTTGGTGAGCTTGCATCTACCAAGACGGTAGCCCATACAATTGTATTTCCAAATGCAGCTACGCAAACTATAGGCAAATGGGCTGTAACAGGAACAGTTGGCAATGTAGTAACAGTTCGTACTAGTGTCTTAGGATCAGCTTTTACTCTGTCTATTTCTGGCCCTGCAAACTCAGGCATTAATTACCTTTCAGTACGAGATTGCACGGTTTCTTCTACTAGCCCCGGTGAATTTTATGTTGGATTAAATAGCACCAATGTATCTGGCAATTCCGGTTCAATTTTCTTCACCGCGACCCCTGCGCCTCGCATTCTCTATTGGGTTGGTGGCTCGGGGAACTGGTCTAGCACCACCAAATGGTCTACATCATCCGGTGGGGGGTCAGGTGCAGCCATCCCTACATCTCTTGATGCAGTCAACTTTGACTCGCTGTCAAACGCCACAGCCTACACGGCTGCGGTTGATGTATTTGCTCGGTGTGCATCGTTCACAATGGCTGGCCCAGCGTCTGGCAACGTAACTTTTTCAGGAACTTCGGGCATTGCGTTTCACGGCAACGTGAGTTTTGCCGCAACGGGAATTACCAGAACGTATACCGGCAACATGAGTTTGGCCGGAAACAGCAGCTATACATTTACGACAAACGGCCTGACTTTAGGCTCTGCAACCACTGTTACGGGCATTGGCGCAACGTGGACGCTTGGCTTTGCTCTTAATATTGGTGGGTCTGCTTTTACCGTTACATACGGATCATTTAGCACATCCGCGAGCAATTACGCTTTAACGGCAGGCAGCTTTTCTTCTGACAACTCAAATGTTCGCTCTGTTTCTTGGAATGGTAGTTCTCTAACGCTATCATCATCAGCAACGCTTTTGATGGCAACCACGACAAATTTAACTTTTGATGCTGGCACATCAACAATATCTTGTTCTAGCGCCTCATCAACATTTAATGGGGGCGGGCTAACTTTTAACAACGTCAGCTTTACCAGCGCCGCAGCAACCGGCATTACCATTACAGGCGCAAACACATTCAACACGCTGTCGTTTGCTGGCCGAACAAACGTTGGTATTGGAACAGTCACATTCAGTGCCAACCAAACAATCACCACCCTGACCCTGAACGCTGGCACCGCTTCGGCTTATCGCACATTTTTGGCATCAAACACTATTAACACCGAAAGAACGCTGTCGGTGGGGGCGCTGACCGCTGGCGCGGCTGATGTTGATTTCAGAGACATTGCCATCACTGGCGCAGCAGCACCGCTGACAGGCACACGGTTTGGCGATTGCAAGGGCAACAGTGGGATTACGTTTGATGCGGCGAAAACGGTCTATTACAGACAAACTGGAAGTGCAAATTGGGGCGCAACTGGTTCTGGATCGTGGACATTTTCTTCGGGCGCTCCCCTTGACCCTACACAGTTCCCATTGGCGCAAGATACGGCAGTATTTACCACATTTCCCAGCAGCGGAACAACAACAACCATCAACGCCAACTACAACATTGGCACCATCAACATGAGTGGTCGAACGGGCAACACCATGACGTTGGCGACAAGCACAAACACGCCCACGATCTACGGGAACTGGATCAATGGCACAGGGATTACGCTTTCTGGCTCAGGGCTTTTGACATTTGCTGGTCGCGCAAGCCAAACAATTACAAGTGCCGGGAAATCTTTCACGCAGGCACTTCGCGTTAATTCAAAAAATGGCACTGTAAGTTTGCAGGATGCGTTGGTGGCTACGTCAACCACAGGCTTAACTTTGATCAGCGGAACTTTTGACGCACAAATTTACAACGTCACCTTATCCGGAGATTTAGAGGGGACATCATCTGAAGTTCGCGCCTTAAATTTTGGCTCTGGAACATGGACTCTATCTGGCGGTTCTGCGACCGGCATAAATTTGGGTTCAGCAGACGTAAATAATTTGACAATTTCTGGTTCTGGAACAATATCCGTCGCAAATAACACCACATTTTGTCAAATACATCTGTATGGCAAGGATTTTAGCAATATAACTTTTAATGCAGCAGGCTCCAGAGGCTTTCAGTTAATCTCTTCGTTGCCCGTTACTGTAAAAAATATTACCAATACATATAGTGCAACTGGCGCTACTTCGATTGCGATTGGAACCGCCGGAGTTTTCACGTTTAAATCTTTTACAGCAACTGGCGCGGCTGGAAGAGTTTTGACGTTAACTGGTGGAGGCAATAACGGGCCTACATCAATTGTTCTTGATGACAATGTTGCCAGCGGAATAGATTATTTGTCTATTTTAGGATTGCGAGCCTACCCATCACAAAACGCATGGTATGCCGGGGCGAACTCTACAAACCTGGGTTCTTTGGGATGGCAATTTCAAAACATCCCCGTAAACTATGGCAAATTTTTCTTGATGTTTGGATGAAAAATGAACGACCAGCAAATCTCTCTGACCCTGTCTGTCCGTGAAGTGGACATGATCCTTTCCGCTGTTGCCAAGCGCCCTCTTGAGGAGGTCATCGACCTGTTCATCAAGATCAAGAGCCAAGGCGCTTCCCAGATCGCTCCTGTTGCACCGGAGGCAAAAGATGGAGGCGCAAATGAGTGAGCAGGACACGCAGACCAAATTGGCCGTTCATGAGGCGATTTGCGCTGAAAGATACAACACCATCAACAACCGAATGATTGAAGGTGATCGTCGGATGACGAAGATCGAGTACCTGCTCTATGCAGTGATTTTTGCTGTTTTGTTTGGCCCAGGCGTTGCAGCAGACTTTGTCAAAAAGTTGCTGGGAATTTAACTTGGAGGCAGCATGATTGATCCGATCACAGCTTTAGCGGCAGTCTCATCGGCAGTCAATCTTGTCAAAAAGGCTGTCGCTACCGTTCAGGATGTGCAGTCTCTTGGCCCGGTGCTTGGAAAATATTTTGATGCCAAGGCTCAGGCTATTGAGGTAGTTGAGAAAGCAAAGACGGGCACGTTCAAGGGTTCGGCTCTTGGCAAGGCGCTGGAACTGGAGCTTGCGCTAGAGCAGGCCAGAGAGTTTGAAGAACAGGTCAAAATGCTGTTCTGGCAGGCCAACAAGATGGATGTATGGATGCGGATCACGGCCCGTGCCAAACAAATGGAAATTGACGCCGCACATGAGGCAAGGCGCAGAAAAGAAGCCAAGCAGCGCAGACAAGCTGAAATTGACGAGATTGTGCTGATTGCTGTTGCCGTGCTGACCACGGTATTTGTCCTTGGCCTAACTTTTTATTTTGTGTTGGAAGCTCTGAAAAGGCAGGTGTAGCATGGATCAACAAGATTTGTCTTTATTTAAAGCTCAGGCCAAAGCCGAACTCAATCGGTTGGAAGCCCAAAGCAGCGCCAAGGAAGTTGCTGGCAAGGCCATCGGCAAGCACGGTCTTGCTTATATCACCGCAATCGTTGTAGTGGGTGTGGCCGCTAGTCTCGCGCTAGATGAGTCCAAAATTGCCGCTGTAATTGGTTTGGTATCTGCCGCCCTGACGGCTCTTATCTCCATGCTCAACGGTATTGCCGGGGCCAACCCCAAGCAGGAAAAGCCTGAGTTTGAAGTTATAAAAGAGCTTATTGCGAAGTTGGACAGGTTGGACAAGCCTGAGCAGCCGATGAAAGTTACAGTGGAAGGTGAGAAAGTCACCGTCACCAAAGGCGAAAACACTGTCACAACGTCAAAGGAGTGAATATGGAATGGCTTAAACAAATTGCACCGACGATTGCCACCGCTCTTGGTGGCCCTCTGGCTGGTATGGCTGTGTCTGCCATATCCAAAGCTGTTGGTGTGGACGAAGATAAAGTCCAAGACATGATCTCCAGCAACAAACTCAACGCCGATCAGGTGGCGCAGTTGAAGATGGCTGAGATTGAGCTTGCCCGACAGGCGCAGGAGTTGGGGCTGAACTTTGAGAAATTGGCGGTAGACGACCGCAAGTCTGCGCGGGAGATGCAGGCAACCACCCGCTCATGGGTTCCCCCTCTTCTAGCCGCCGCAGTGACGTTTGGCTTTTTTGCCATCCTCGGTGGCATGATGTTTGGCAAGATGTCGGTGGCAGATAACACTGCCCTGACCATGATGCTCGGGTCTCTGGGCACGGCTTGGACTGGGATCATCGCGTATTACTTCGGCTCCTCTGCGGGGTCACAGGCAAAAACCGACTTACTGACGAAGACAAAATGAAACACAACTGGGAAGAAGCACTAAAGCACATCCTCAAATACGAGGGTGGATATGTCAACCATCCCGACGACCCAGGAGGGATGACCAACCTGGGGGTGACCAAGCGTGTATGGGAAGAATGGACAGGCAAGCCAGCCACCGAGGCCGATATGCGATCTCTCACCCCTGCAATGGTTTCTCCGCTGTACAAAAAGCGGTATTGGGATGCTGTGCGCGGCGACGACCTTCCTTCTGGTGTTGATCTGTGCGTGTTTGATTGTGCCGTCAATGCTGGCGTTGGTCGGGCTAGTAAATTTCTACAACAGGCTGTTGGAGTAACGGCCGATGGTCAGATCGGCCCCAAAACTTTAGCTGCTGTAACAGCCATGCCCGCCGATCAATTGATCGAAAAATTCTGCGATTTGCGTGAGGCTCACTACAAGAGCCTGCAAACTTTTGCCACATTTGGTAAGGGTTGGATGAGAAGGCTTGATTCTGTTGAGTCCGAAAGCAAAGATATGGCGTGAATTGCCATTGAGCGCCTGGGTATTAAATGGCAAAATATGCCTAAAGTTGCTGGAAAAGGAGGCTTTTGATGGCCGCAGTGATGACATACAACAGTCTGGTGGCTGACATTGAGTCGTACCTAGAGCGCACAGACACGGCGACGGTTGACAAAATCCCCACCTTTATCATGCTGGCAGAGCAAATCATTGCCAGCCAAATCAAGTTTTTGGGCAACCTGACGGTCAGCACCTCCACCATGACGCAGGGCGATCCGGTGATTGCCAAACCGGCTCGTTGGCACAAGACCGTGAGCATGAACATCACAGTTGGCGGCAAGCGCCAGCCGGTGTTTCTCCGCAAATACGAGTATCTGCGCGAATATTGGCCTGACGCAACGCAAGAGGACGTTCCGAAGTTCTATTGCGACTACGACTACACGCACTGGCTGATCGCTCCGACCCCCGATGCTGCGTATGGGTTTGAGGTGATCTATTACGAGCGCGTCCAGCCGCTTGATGTGTCCAACCAGACCAACTGGTTCACGCAATACGCTCCGCAGGCGATCCTGTACGGCTCTCTCTTGCAGGCGATGCCTTTCCTGAAAAACGACGACCGCATCCCGATGTGGCAGAGCATCTATCAGCAGGCGATGGACATCCTGACCGCTGAAGACAAGCTGCGCGTGGCTGATCGTCAAACCATTGCGGTGGATTCATGAGCTTCATTTCTCCATTCACTGGTGATGTTGTCCAGCCAACAGACGTAAGTTTTCGCCGCTTCACGATGGCGGCGAACACAACGCTGTCGTGGCCGATCAACGGAAACGCCACCGGCAACTACGCCGCCAGGATCATGGAAGTCGAGGCCACATCTGCTGGCCTCAGTCTTTTCATGCCCCCGGCAAATCAGACATCTGTCGGCACGGATTCTCTGATCTTCAACTATGGGTCGGAGACGTTCACGGTCAAAGACTCTGCTGGCGGGACGATTATTTCAATCGACCCCGGTCAGGCAGAATACATCTATGTGACCACCAACCCAAATGCCGCTGGCACCTGGGGGGTGATTGCATTTGGCGCAGGAACCTCTGGAGGCAACGCAAGCTCTCTGGCTGGCCTTGGATTGATGGCGATCTCTCAGACGCTCAATCAAAGCCATCCGGCCCAGACAATCACAAACGGATATACGTTTCTTGCAGCCGACAGGTCTCAATTGAAGGTCTGGAATAGTGGCTCAGGTTCGGCAACGCTGCCGTTGGCCGCATCTTTGGGAGACAACTGGTTTTCCCTCATCAAAAACAACGGTACGGGAACATTTGTCGTCAACACAACTGGCGGTGAATACATTGACGGCCAACTGAGCAAGCAATACAACCCCGGCGAAGCCTCGTTCATCATCTGCACAGGGACAGAATTTTTGACGGTCGGCTTTGGCATCAACGCCAATTTTGGCTTCAACGTGCTTGTGAAATCCGTCACTGGCGGGGCTTATGCTCTAACCGCCAGCGAAGCATCGAACATTGTGCAGGAGTACGTTGGCAACCTTGTCTCCAACGTCACGGTCACATACCCTCCAATTGTTCAGCTTTACATCATCAGCAATCAGACGGTTGACAACGGGTATGACCTCGTGATCACCACTGGCGCTGTTGGCGCATCGAATGTGACCGTTCCTCCTGGGCAGCAGGTGACGGTGTTCTGCGATGGAACGAACTTCCTGAACGCCAACACGGTTCAGGTGGGTGCATCGTACTTCCAGCTTCTGGACGGCAGTCTTGCGATTCCATCGGTGTCGTTTGTGAACGAGCCGACCAGTGGTATGTACCGCCCAGGCGCTGGGCAAATTGGCTTTGTGATTCTCGGCAGCGAGATTGTTGACATCACGGCTACAGGAATCACGGTGACGGGGTCGGGCACCTTCACCACCGGCATCTCGGGAGGGACGTTCTGATGACGAAGAAGGTCTTTGCTCTTGATACGAAGCCTGGGATTCAGCGCGACGGAACTGTTTTTGACAAGGATGTCTACAACGATGGCCGCTGGGTGCGGTTCCAGCGTGGACGCCCTCGCAAGATGTACGGCTACCGCCAGATCATTGACAATCTCGCAGGCCCGTCTCGCGGCATCTATGTTAATCCGCAGAACGCCTTCAACAACGTCTTCAGCGGCTACAGCGACGGCCTGCAAAAGCTGCCCATCGACAATAACGGTGTCGGCTCCAACCTGAGCGATTTCACGCTAACGGACTTTACGCCGAGCGCATACAACCTTTGGAAGTTTGACGGCTTCTTTGATGTCTCCGGCTCTGGTGATAGCCTCTTGCTGGCACACCCAGGCCAGAACTTGAGTTTGATTGACAACACAACGGACACGCCAGTTTTGTCTGGCCCTATTAACGGGCTTGCAATGTCTAAAGTGGGCGTCTTCACAGATACCGCCACGACCACCAATCTCAGCACCACGATTGTTCTGGCCGCGGCCAATCCGCTGATCGGCGCTGGGCAAATCGTCACTGGAACAGGCATTCCTGTTGATACGGTTGTAGTTTCTGTAAGCACTACCAACGTGGTTATCTCCAA